ATCTGCTAGTAACAGTCCCCATACTAGACCTAAACATAGCCATAGCTCTGGTAATATCTTGGTCTGATATGGTTCGACCACCAGTGCCGCCCTGCAAAATACCTGTAAGCTGATAGGCAAAAGTAAGTTCAAGCATTTCAAGTTTTGCTGCTGCTAGAGCTTCTTGATTTGCTTCACTTTGATTGTTTTGAAAATTTGCTTCTGCTTTCATAGCTTTTGCTGCTGTGTTTGTAAACAGGTCTTGGGCTTTTTGGTTCAAAGCTTGTACTCTGTTACCAGCCGCATCAATTATAAAGTTAGCACCTTGACCACGATCTCGCATAAGATTACGAACTAAGTTGCCAGCAGAAGCTACAAATGCAGGTACTTCACCTGTTAGTGCTGTGGCTCTTTGAATAATACTACCTCCAGCACCTGAAAGTTCAATTTGTTTTCTAATTTCTGCAGAAGTTTTAATAGCTACTCTAGCCATATTTCCTGAAGCTAGCGCGGACTCTAATTCTTTTTTCTGCAGCGCCGTTTCATTACCTTGAAAAAATTGTGGCAAGGGGTCTGAAGCCTCTAACGCAGTCCCCGCCATTTTCCTGCCAAAGATATTAACAAATTGAGAAAAATCATTGATGTTTAATTTTCCGCTATCGTCTATAAAACCATTTTCAGGGTTTGTTATATATTTTAGAGCTTCATCTTTTTGTGCTTGACTTGGAAGAATAGTTCCAGAGATAACTGCCATGAGGCCGGGGTTTGCAGCAGCTTTAACTATACGGTTTAAGGATGTAGTATCTGTAATGTTATTATCTGTTAGCTTAGATAATAGCTGTCTTTTAGCAAATTGTAAAGATTGGTTTTTATAACCAAGATTATTGCGCCTATAGACTTCAGCAGCATCATCAAAATTCTCAATGTTTGAGCCTGTTACATCTTTAATCTGACCCCCTCTCATCACAGTTAGATCAGTATCTGGAGGGGGTACTCCTGCATCATCAGGACGTTTTTCACCAAAGCGTTGAGCTTCCGCTAATAGCTGTTTATTTTTAATACCTTGAAAAGAACGTAAATAGCCCTCAACATTATTTAAAGGTACTCTTCCTTGGTAAGCCTCACCAAACTGTTGATTTTTAAACACACCTTGCGTTTTTCTAACTGCACCAAATGCACCTCGTAAATCTGCTCTAAGTGCTGGTCCATGCACAGCATCTCTCATAATTGCATTACGAGAAGTCATGATACGGCGCATGTGTTCTGCCTCTTCATCGGGATTAAACTCTTCTTTTTTAGGCGGTAATTCTTCACGGAGTTTACCTTCACTGTTAAACAAATCGGGCATCCGTTTTTTATCAGCATCTATGTCCTCTTGGCTTTCATTAGGCGTTGTACCTTCTTTCATAGCCTGTTCCAATTCTTCTTGTCTTAGTGCGAAGTCTGCTTCCGCTTCACCTGCAAACTCACTATCAATACCGGCTCGCTCACCTTCTACATCGGGCATAGAAAGAGATTCTTCTAATTCTTGTCCTTCAAAGGGTACTCTTTCACCCATGAATTTGATATTATGTGATTCGGGATTGGCTACCATATCTCGCATTAAAGCATCACGAGAAGAAGTAAATTGTTCTCCCTGTGCATCTCCACCTGCACCTCTCAAAGCATCTGCGGCCATTCTATTTGCAAACTGTTGTAGACGAACTTCTTGACCATCTTGAGTAAGTACTTTCTGTCTATGTGGTCTTACCGGCATTTTAATTATTATTTTACTCATATATTCACAACCTGTTTTTCTCATCTCTATTTCCTAGATTATATTCCATAGGCTTATCGCAAGTAGCACATGTCGCCCTCCACATAAAATGAAGGAAGCCACAATGAGTACACCTTGTACCCGAACCTATGTTGAGTATATCTCCTATATCTTTATTTCTATTTCTTTGAGTGCTTGTGACACCCTTCAATGGATGCTCACTATCATCTACATGTGCGGTTTTAGTGTCTAAATTCACGCCTTGTTTATTTGCACGAACTAAATCCGACAAATCCAAAGAGCGTAAATCAAAACCCATCATCACCACTTATCAAAATTCATATGTTACAATTAAGAAAAAATTACCCAACACTTGAACTATTTCAGTATCAAGAATTTTATTTGTGCCACTAGCATCAGTAATTGCACCTAATCCGCCATTAACTTTAGTTTCTAAAGTTGTTATATCGCTAAATTCTTTTGGCGACATAGGACCAATTATTTTTACTTGTGATACAATTGTTGAACTACCCATTTAGTCACCCCTAATTCAAAGTGCGACTTCATCCTCTAATACCGAGTGCTATCCAAGTTCCGCCTATATTACCACCGGCACAAGCAATGTTAATTCCTACACTACCCGCAGGAGGTGGAAAGCCGACTGTACTAGCATCATTAAAGCCATTAGCGTCTACATGTATCAAACTTGAAAAGAAAGAGGCTAATTCAATCGCTCCACTTCTAGTGCCATCATCTTGAAAAGTACCTGTTACAAGTAATAAGTTTCCTATAACTGTAGGTCTTGGGTCTATTGTGATTGTCATTGCCATTATTGTTCATCTCCTGTTTCTGTGGTATCATCTACTATACTTAAATCTTCCTTAACTTCTTCAACTTCTACAGGTGGATTCAAATAAGATTCCACTAAAGCCAAAGCCGCCGTTTTAGTTAGATAAGTTGAACCTGTTTTAACTTCATTATCTTTAAGCCACTTTAGAATGTCTTTACGATTCCAAGCAACATCCGGTATACCGTCATCTTGTAGGTCTACTGTAGCAGGTTCATCACCTTCGATAGTAAAGTTTCTTCTCAAAGCCTTTCTATTTGCTTCAAGCCATTCTTGAGAAACCTCTACAGGTTGTCCTCTCAACCACGGTTCACAGGTGTCCTTTCTACGAGCCTCGTAATAAGGACCATTGTAGGTCACTTTAGGCACTTAAAGCACCTCAATTGTACATTACCATAATGTCGCCAACAACATCTGCTGCTCCACCTTTGATGTGAAGTGTCAATGTTAGACCGCTTCTTGAAATGTCAAGAGCCATGTTGTTGCTTGCGTGTGCATCATTTACGGGTGCTGCATCATTTTCTTGGATAAATACAGTTAAGATACTGCTTATTCCACCGCTAAGAATGATTGTTTCATCGTCTGCACCACCTGTAAAGGTAATCAAAGCCATCTTTGGTGCCGGGTCATATCCGTTTGCTCCATCGCTACCGTTTACTGCACCAAATGTACCCGGACCACCGCCCGGATAAGATACATCTGCTGCACCATCAAGCCATTCTGTAGTTCCGTGTGACCCTGCTCTTAATTCCCATGCTCCAACTAATGTTGCAGTTGCAGTTCCGCCTAATATTAATTCTTTTGCCATAATTCATCATCTCCTATTATTTTATATCTCCATTAACCTCAAACCAAATCTCTAATCGAGCCTTGACCTCCAAAGAAAGTTGTCCATACTTCTCCCATTGAACGGTACATACCTTCTTGTCCAAGACGGTTAATAGCGAATGGGTCACCTGTTTCGATACCGGACTCAAAGTATTGAGTTGGTATAGCAGTTGAGAAATACAAGTAGTCTGTGTCTAAGAAGTAAAGTCTGCTTAGACCGTCTTTTGTAATATCCTTAGATGGAATGATTGGTACACCATTGTAGGTTGCTACGATGAAACCGGCTTCAATACCCGGTACACCCTTAACACCGTTGTAAGTAGGTGTGACTCTCTTCTCTTCCATGAATCTTTGTTGGCTTTGTAGTAGTTGTTGAAGTCTCATTAGAGTATCATATCCTGTTAGAATAACCTTTGGATTACCACCACGAACCCATGTCTTTTGGAACATTGAGTCCAAATGGTCAAGACTTAGAGTTCTTTCAGTAAGACCTGCATCTGTAGCCAAATCAACTTCTGCATTAGACCAAGTGTTAGCACTTCTGTCAATAGAGTAAATATCTACATCTGCTGCGTCACTGATATGTGCAGTGTTAGTAGTTTGAGAACCTGCCGCTACCGGACCTGTACCTGTACTGTCCATAGTAGAAGAAGCAGTAATTCTGTCTAGTGATTCAAAGTCATTACCTGCCGGTGTATCAACATCTTGTGTTAGCATTTTGTTGATGTGTTCAGCGTGGTGCTTACCCATCTCTTCCTTCAAGACTGAACGAATGTCGCCTAGTCCGTCATCTTTGTCAGCCAAAAACATAGCAGTTTCGCTCATATCGAATGTGTGAACAACTGTCTTAGGTTTTGCCGCAATATGTTGGAAGGTAGGTTTGGTAGTTTCCGGTAGAGTAGCGTTTTCTGCAACTCCGCCACCAACGGTAAATGAAGGTCGAGCAGTAATAACTCTCCAACCGCTTCTTTCCCACGGTCTTTTAGGTAGTACGCTGAATGCGTTAAATTCTTGGTTCAATTGTGACCAAACTTTTCTACCGTAAATTGCTTGGTATGTACCCGCAGTTGTACTCAACATTGGTGCATCTGCTTTCAACAACTCACTACCGGAGTAGGAATAGCCCATAGCGTTTCCTGCACCGTAAAAGTATCTTTCCATATCTGTTATGTTTCTTATGTAATCTCTTGCCATATTATTCATCTCCTTTTTTAATTATTTATTTCCTCATGCTCCCCTGTAAACACTGTTTGCCAATGAATGCACTTCATCCCAAGACATATTGTTTAGGTCTTGAGTTGAGGGAATGTTTACATTAGTGGAAGTATCAGCCTTAGCGATAGTTGTTCCTTCTGTAGTTAGGTTGTCAATTCTTT